GTTGCAAGCATTCATGTGACCTTCTACTATAGTAGAAACCTCTTCTTGATCAAGTGAGAGATTCTTTCTGAAATTAAACAACTCGAGTTTAAGATTCTTCATATTTATAATATTTTTTTTTCTTTATTAAACTATATATTAAGACAAAAAAGTCAATTTTTACCATTTTATTTTTAGATAGGATTTGGATTTATTGGTGGATTCGGACCTCCATTATTACCAGGAGCTGGATTTCCAGCATTAGGATTAGTTAGAGGAGTTGATGCTTTTTGTCTAGCTTGTAGTATATTATTAAACCATCTTGTTCTTTTTGGTGCAATTAGATAGTAGTCGGGATCATTTGAGAATCCACCATTTATGATTCTTCTTGATGGGTCTGAACCTAATGGACTTGCGCTTCTACCAAAGAAACTACTATCTGTCAATCCAATTGGATAACCTGATCCACTGGTTCCTGATGTTCCAGCAGAACCGGAAGAACCTGAGGTTCCACCTCCGCCGCCAGGACCACCAGGATTACCAGCTCCACCGGATCCATCGGTATTCTCAACTCCTCCTACTGATCCTACTGATCCTGGAATAGACGATGATGGAAATACCCACGGTGTTCCAAGATTTGGATCTCTTGGTGCGTCTCCTGGTTGTCCAAAAAAGTCACTGAATCCGCCGTCTACAGGGAATCCATTTAAGTCGGACATTCCGGTTCCGTATTGTCTTGGGTATCCTGACATATTGATTCTATCTTTTCTAAATGCTGGATAATAGGTGCTAACTTCGAAAGATGCTTTTAGTTTGATATTATTATCGGATGTTAGATTTTTTTCTCTAGCCATTTCAATTTGATTTGTATCAGGCATTAAAATAACAGCGTCAATGTTCATAAAGTTGTGTTCAAAATACATAAACTTATAAATCCACATTGTATCCATAATAGCCTGTGCGCATTTAAAAGTATCAATCTCACTAGAAAGTAAAATTGTGAGTTCATAGTTAACCGTAATTGGAATTGCTCTTACTTTTGCTAAAACTTTTCTAATTTCAACTTCATTTTCAACTACCATTCTTAACCAAACATTTGGATTAGCGAATTCATCAGACTTTATGTTGAATCCAGTCATTGTTAAGTGGCCTCTTGGAATTTGGTCAGTGTTTAATTCGACAAATCTGTTCTCAGAAACCACGTCATCTGAAAAAGAATCTAATAAGAATCTTTCATCACCGGTTAAAGAGTAATAAAATGGAACATTTACCGGAACATTTCCAGATGAGAATTTATTAACCCATCTTATTTGTCCTTCAAATGTGTCAAGAACACATACTGTTAAATCTCTAAAGAAAACATCTTCGAAATTAAATCTTTCTCCTATCATAGATTTATATATAAAAAGTCATCCACTACATTTATTTTTTAACTTTACTCTCATTTTTTGATATAAGTTTTATGAGTTCGATGAATCAATTACTTTTATGGGAAAAATGGAGACCTAAATCTATTGAAGATATAGTGTTATTACCAAGAATTAGAAAAAATTTTGAAAATGGTATTAACGGTAATTATATTTTCTATGGACATTATGGGACCGGTAAGACTAGTTTGGCTAGAATACTAATTGGTAAATACACAAAAGATAAACCCTTTTTAGAGTTAAATTCATCTTTATTTACTTCTATTGATGTTCTAAGAACTCAAATTGAAGATTTTTGTAAGTATGCTCCAATGATGGATACAGATTCTGATATTAAATACATCTTTTTAGATGAGTTTGAGAGAGTATCTTCTCAATTTCAAGATGCTTTTAAAGCATTTATTGAAAAATATAACAGAAATGTTAGATTTATTATTACAACTAATCATATAAATAAGATTTCCGATGGTATTAAGTCAAGAATACCACAAATAAATTTTGATTGTATCGATGTTGAAGAAGAAAGATTTCTTAAACAGGAAATTTTTAAAAGAATTAAAAATGTAATACTACCACAGGAGAGTATTACTATTCCAAAAGAAAATTTAATCTCAATTATTACAAAGAAATTTCCAGATTTCAGAAGTATAATGGTTGAGTTACAAAATTTTATTTCTACCGGAAGCCTTTCAAAAGAATATTCAGGAGTTTCAAATAAAGTTAAGTTAGAGTTATTTGAAATGTTATATGATGAGTCTTATGATTATGAAAAACTTTGGCATTTTATAAACAATATTTTTGGAGCTGAAAGAGTAGATGTTCTTTTTAAACTTTTGGGTAATAATTTTGTTAATTGGTCTATCGAAAATGGTAAAAACATTGATAAGTTATTTATTTGTAATTATATTTTATCAGATTATTCTTCAAAACTTGACTCTGTTTCTGACCCTCTCATTTTAGCAATGACCGTTATTGGTAAATATAGAGATAACTTAATATAATATATAAGTCTATGGCTAGTAGTTTCATAGATTTTTATATCGGTTATCCTGGACATCCTAGATTCAGAGATCCTGAATTAATAGAGGATGATGTTATTAGAGTTATTGTTCAAAAATATGAAATGATTCTTTTCACTAATAAGGGTGAAGTTTTTGGTGAACCAAATCTTGGAGCTGATTTATATGAATTGCTACATGAGACTAGGTTATCAGCTGAATCAATACAGTCTGATATTATTTCACAAATAAATAGATATATTTCTGAGATTCAAGGAATTGAGTATACAGTAGAAGTAGAATTTTTTGACCACCCTGAAAAACACGAGGAATTTATGACTATTGATTTTACAATTGCTGGATATGAAGTAAATGCTGTTGTTACTTAATTGGACAACTCGATGCTGTATAGATAAACTTATAATCTCTCTTTATTTTAACACCTAAACTTTCAGCAGTTGTTACGATGTCTTCTAGACATTCTGAGTCTGCTCCACCTACTATAGTAACTTCTCTGCCTTTTAGATTTAATAATAATTCATAGAGTTTTTTAGGAACGTGAAACCAAACGTGATTGTTGTTTATAAAAGTAATTATAGTTCCTTCTTTTGTATTAAAAATATCTCCTTTTTTTAAAGTTTTATCTTCTTCTTTTTTACTAATTTCTTCATATACGTTTTTGTCAAGAACTTTCTTGTAGAAATCGGCGTCAACGTCGTAATTGTATCGTTTTTCTATTAATTCCTTTTGATTTGGAAAATAGTAAATGTCTTTGTGAACTGGAATATCAGGTTTTTCATCATAAAGATAATCCTTATCTACATTTTTACCGTCGATATGATTGTCCCAGATTTGGTAAACATTGTTGAAGTTGTTACAATATTTTTTCAACTCGTTTAGATACATTTCAGAAAAGTATTTTTTAAATGATTTTTGAACATCAACTATTATCAAAGTATCTTGATTATAACTTTCAAAAGTTTTAAGAAATTTCATAAATTATATATTAAATAAAAAAACCCATCATTTCTGACGGGTTTAAAGTTTATAGTAGTTTAAAATTATGCTTCTTCTTCTTCGTCTTCTTCCTCTTCTTCCGGAAGTGCTTCGCCTTGAGCCTGCGGTTCTTCAAATTCTCCTTGTGCTGGTTGAGCTTCAGGTTGAGCTTGTCCTTGTGGTTGAGCTTGTCCTTGTGGTTGAGCTTCAGGTTGAGCTTGTCCTTGTGGTTGAGCTTGTCCTTGTGGTTGAGCTTGTCCTTGTGGTTGAGCTTCAGGTTGAGCTTCAGGTTGAGCTTCAGGTTGAGCTTGTCCTTGTGGTTGAGCTTCGGGTTGAGCTTGTCCTTGTGGTTGAGCTTCGGGTTGAGCTTCAGCCTCACCTTCTACCTGAACTTGTGGTTGTCCTTGTGCTTGACCTTGTCCTTGAGCTCCACCCATAAGTGCGTTACCTGGAAGTTTATCAATATCAAGATTGTTCATGTTTATGTATTTAATGATCTCTTCAGCGATGTCAACATCACCAAAAAATTGACGAAGGTTTTTACCTGTTGTATCTTTAACTTTTTTCACATAAGCATTGATTAATGATTGTGGAATATCAATCATAGTCTTAACTTTATAGATATCGTTAATTTGGAGAACAGATTCTTTAATAATTTCTTCTCTATTTTTTCTAATACGATAACTTTCAAATGTTCTAATGTGTTTCATTTTCAAATTCTGATTTTTTATAATGTATATATTATATTAAAAAAATGTCTTTTTTTCAATATAATTAACGAACCAATATTGCTAATAATATTCCTAAGATTGTTCCTCCTATACCAACACCGTAAGCTATGTTTCTTTTTGTTTTTAATGTAGATATTTCATCATTTAAAAGAGTTATCTGTTTATCTCTAACAGATATTTGGTCGTCGCAAAGTTTTGAGTCATCTTCGCAGTTTTTCAATCTTTGTGTGAGATTGACTATTTGATTATCCTTATCAATTACTTGGCCTTTGTATAAGGTTAAGTCGGTTTCTAATTGAGATACTTGTTTTTCAAGTTTACTTATTACTTTTATATAAGAAAGACTTAAACTGTCACACTCGGCTCCTGCTTTTTCTAATAGATTTACTAATTCGAATGTGTTATCAATTTTTTGAGCCTGTTCATAAGTCATTATGACAAATTTGTTTCCTAATGAGTCTTTTTCAATTCTTGGATATTTTTGACTAAATGTCAAAAATGAAAAGAACATAAATAATGTTGTTATAATTATTGTTTTCATGAAATTATTTTAATTTTTCTAATAATGACTCAATTAAGTCTTCATCTTCTCTTTTTATTGGATCTTTTTTCAAATTATCAATCTTATTTTTAGTTTTTTGATAATCTGATTGCCATTTGGTTACATCTTTTTTAGCCAATTTTAGTTCTGATTTTGTTTTCGCTAACTCTTGTTCGACTATTCTAATTAAACTGTCTCTTTTTTTGATCTCAATTTCTCTCTTATCAAAGTCTTTTTCAAGTTTAATATTAACAGTTTGTAAAGAATCTCTAACTTTTTGAATTCTTTCAAATTCTTGTTCTAATTTTTTATATTCTTTTTTGTATCCAGTTCCTTTAAGAAACCACATTGAAAAGAATAAAATACAGAAAAGTAACAGTAGAGCTGTTACTATATTTTGAATGCTTAGTTTAAAATTCATTTTTGGTATTTTAATTTTAGAATTATTTATTTTTTTATCCATGGTTTATATATAATTTTTTTTATGTTATTATTGATAATTAATTTTTTTATATATATTTGTGAAAAAAAATAAAATTTAATAAATGTATCAAACATTATATTGCTTCGACTTTGATGATACCTTAGTTCACACAATGCTTCCTGATCCTGGTATGCAAATTTGGGAAGAAAAAACAGGAAAACCCTGGCCGTACATAGGTTGGTGGTCAAAGTTTGAAACTTTGGATATGGATATATTTGATACCCCTAAAAATGAGTGGACTTATAAAAAATATTTAGATGCTAAGGATGATCCAACTGGTTATTTATTTTTAGCCACTGGTAGATTGGATAAAGCCACTGGTATGAGAAAAGGTGTTCAAAAGATTTTAGATCATTATGGTTTTGAGTTTGATGAGGTTTTTCTGAATTGGGGCGAAGATACTTTTAAATTTAAAACACAATTATTTGAACAAATGATAGTAAAAACTGGTTGTAGACATTTTATTATGTATGATGATAGAAAAGATCATCTTCCACATTTTGAAGAATGGGCTCAAAAACAAAGTTGTGCTGTCACTGTCGTTGATGTGGTAAATAAAACTTTAAAAACTTTCTAATAAAACAATAATATAAGTCATATGGCAACTATTACAAAAAAGAAAACACAAAGTAAGGCAAAAGAAATACTTTCAAAACCTTATAGATTAGATTTACACAATGATGATTTTAACTCTTTTGATTGGGTTATAACTTGTCTAATGAAAGTGTGTGGTCATGAATATGAACAAGCTAATCAATGTGCTCACATTGTACATTTCAAAGGTAAGTGTGATGTTAAATATGGTGATTTTGAAACTATTTCTACTATGAAGGAGAAGTTACAAAGTTCTGGTCTTTCTGTGACTATGGAAGAAAATTCCTAACCAATTCCAAACCAACTACCTCCCATATTTGATTTACCGGATTTTGTTTTAGCGAGATTTTTTGCTCTTAAAAATGAACCATAGTCAACGCCTTCGACAAAATCAATGTTGTTCATGCATTGATTTATGAATTGCATCATTTCTTTATCGGTGTGTTTATTAGACCACTCATCAACCATTTCTTTAAAATCGGTTTTTTGAAATATAGAAGTCGTGTTTACAATTGTCATTACGCAGTCATCGTGTCCTACATCTGCGGCATATTTAGTATTTCCTGCTGTGGTTGTGTGCTTTACAAAAGTAGTAATTTCTCTAATAGTATCCTCGTTGTTTATTCCAAATCCTTTTGAATACATCAAATCTTGATAGTCTTTCACCATTAGATTTTTATTTTCTCCGACTTTTAGTCCAACTTTTTCTTCTGTTGCGTCAATTCTGTGTTTATATCTAACGAAAATAGATGACCCGTAATCATTTTTACCATCAAAAACGTGTGGCATTTCTGCTAAAAGAGTATTTCCGTAATTGTTTAACTCTAATACTACTTTTACATTTTCAGGATTGAAATATTCAAAACAAATTAAATATAAAAGTTCTGATAGCTGTTTTATTGATATTATATTACTTCTAAATATTCCTATTTGTTCTAATTTAAAGAAATCAACTAGTGATTTATAGTTATTTTTCTGCATGTCTATTACTTCTTTTGTTTTATTGTTAATTCTAAATATATTTATAACTGAGTAATCTTGACCTAATCCTTCTGAGATATCGACTGATATTATAACTTTATAATCTTTTCTTTTTAAAGGTAGAAACAAATCATCATCATCTACGAATTTTAAATCTGAGTAACTAAATTTAATTCTTTTATCAAATTCTGTAATTTCTTCAAACACATAATTTTTCTTATTTCTTAACAACTCATCAATAATTGCCTCATTTAGTAGTGATTTTGAAGCATTGATAAATCTAAGACCATATTCTTGATTAAATGCGTCTTCTCCACCTATATCTTTAATTGCTTCTTCTTTCCAGGTAGTTGCCTCAGATAGTGCTCTTACTGGAACCTCAAATCCTCTATTGTCTTCTATTGATAAAGATTTAACTTCTTCATCTGAACAATTTTCGTTGTTGTAAACATAGATAATATCCTTTTGTAAATCTGAGTTCCAACCCATTTCTATTTTTGTTTTTTCACCCCATTTCTCTTTACATAGTTCAAATACATCTTCTTTTGTGACACCATGATCATATAATTTGTGAGGATTTAATCTCAAATAAGTTACAAATCGACCAGGAACTTGATACCAATATACCCTCATTGCTTTATAGTTATTCTTCTGTGGATCTCCCTCTGGTCTTTCTGCATCTGTTAGAAGTCTATGAAATAGATTCATTCCATTTGGTGTGGAAGTGATAATAATCTTAGAGTTTTGAACAGCCGCTGTCGTTGGAAAAGCAGCTGTATAGTAAGGTTCAATAATATTTGATGGAATATGTGCAAACTCATCTAAGTAAAGAACATCAATGGTAAAACCAATAGCTGGAGTCTTTGTTCTAGCTGATGTTTTTATTCTACAACCATTTTCAAATGTTAATGATTTTTGATTCCAAGTCTTAATGCCTGGTTTTAAAAAGAAAGGAAGAAGTGTATAGATTGATTTTATCTTATCCACGATTTCAACAGCCGTGTCTCCTTTGTTTGCTACAATCATTATATTTTTATCGTTATCAAATAGAATTTTATGTAACATGAAAATAGCTGATGATATTGTTTTACCAACCTGTCGAGATGCCATAAGTATATTAAATCTACTATTTACAAAGTTATCTAGTATTTGTTTTTGATAGTCTCTGAGTAGAATATTACCAATAGAACCATCCTCTCTTTTTACTTTACAGTATTTTTCAACGAAATAATGAACATCTAAGGCACATCTAACATATTCTTGTTGTTCATCTGGTGTCATCCTAAATGTTACACCTGATCTTCTTAATCCTACTTCACTTTTAAGCCAAGGATTTTGATATCGTTTTATTACAATACCATCGTTTATTTTATCTGTTGATTCATCCACTAATTTAGTGGTAAAAACCATTTGTTTTTCTTGTTGCTCGTTGGCTGCCATAAGGACAGAGAATATTTTTTTATATATATTGTAAAAAACCACGTCTATGTCTAAATCAGAGCAAGAAAGAAACAGATTAAAAGATGAGTTTGACCAAATTCAATCAGAAGGTGGTGAGTTTGATATATCTAAGCACTTAGCAAAACCAGAAGATTTACCGGATTTAGGTGAAATAGAAATTTATGATTATGATGCTGACTTAACAGTTGCTAGTCAACAGTCTATGAATGTATTAGAATCACTTGTTGATTTATATTTAGGTGACGTTCCTCAGCTTAAAGAACATCCTTATATTAAAAATAAAATGAAAGAAGATGCTGTTGTGTATGCTGAAGGTATATTCTTAACAAAGATGACTAGAAAGAATTTCTTATCTCAATTGAGACAAGTGGACAATGGTGATAACTCTGCTAGAATGCATGAAGTTGTGAATCAAACAATTGGTCAAATTAGAGAGAATGCTAAATTCTTATCGGGTCAAAAGACAGAGTTGGAAAAATTCTATAAGACATTAAGAAAAGATTTAGGATACAATGAGATTGAGAATCAAGAAATTAAACAATCAGAAGAAGAGGGTGAAAGTAAGGATGGTGCAATTATGGATAGTAGATCACTTAATGAGATGATAAAACAAGCAATGATAAATAAAGATAGTGATAAAAAAGGTTAAAGTCTATTTATGAAACTTTCGTAAGTTTTCATAATTCTATCAATACTAAGTTTAACTTCTGAAGTCGTGAACATATTTACTTTATTATAAGTGACTCCTTTTATATCTAAAATAATTTCATTTTCTTTTACTAAACTCTCTATACCACTTTTTATATCAGGTTCGGTATTAGATAAGACAAATCTAAGAACATCATTTATTGATTTCGCTAAATTCAAAGTTTTTACCTCATCGTCATAAAAATAAATCTTCTCGTATTTTGGTATTTCCTCATTTGTGAACATATTACCATCTGTTTTATATCCAACTAAGTGTTGTAGAAGTAGTTTAACTTTTTTATGAGCTGTTTTATCCTCGTCTCTGTTGAAGAATGTCTCTGATATAAAGTAATAATTTTTTATTTTAAGTCCAAGTTCTTCTTTTAAATAAGTTTCTAACTTTTCAATTAAAAAATCGTAATTTGATTTCGTATTTTTTGAACAAATAAAATAAACATCGTCGTCAGAATTTTTTAACCTTACAAAATGTTCTTTCCATATTTTATAGTCTAAAGATTTAATTAAATCCGGCTTCATAAATTCTTGCATTGAAAAGGCTAAGCTTGTAATTTCAACTCTAAGTGATTTACATCGATTCTTTATTTTTTCAAAAAGTTCACTTTGTATACAGTATTCTACACCGTCGATAGTAATTGATTCACCTTTATTTTTGTAAATTGATTTTCTAATCAGATTAAACTCTGATTGAGTTATTTTAACTAAAGGTTCATTTGGATTTTTTTTTGAAACAATCCAAACTTCACTATCTACTACAATTGCTGTATTTAAGTCAAAGAAGTGTGCATTCATGGTTTGTAATTAGTTACTTTGTATTTTATTTCATGTGGTTCATCATCAAATCTTGAACCTTCATAAGTTCTATCTTTCCATTCGACTCCTCCACTTAATTCTTTGTCAAAACTTCTACATTTGTTACATTCTTTTGGATGTACGAATCCATCGTCTGTTTTGATAAAGTTTAATTCTGTGTAAGTAAAGTGTCCTTTACACCAAGGGTTTGAGCATACTGATTTGAAACTTTCCATATAGTATATATAAAAAAAGAAACCCATCAAATTGATAGGTTTCTTTAATTATTTTATTAAATTTTGACTTAGTGCGAAGTCGTATATTATTGGTAGGTTTAAACATCTTTTGAACTCTTCTCTTATATCTTTTAGTTTTTTAGATTTTTTGATTATGTTCATAATTGATATTCCAAATTCCTCCTGAAAAATTAGATAACAATCAGACCAAGTTTTTTCATAGTGTTCCAGTTGTTTCCATTCTGTGTGACCACCTGTTAACCAATATAGTGATTTTTCAGGGGTGATTTTGTCTTCGTTTATTTCAAATTCAAAATCCCAGATTTTGTGATTATTATCTATCATTTTCATCATAATAGCCACACCTTCTGCTAAATCTGTTGTTGTTTCTTTACCAATTTCAAAAATAAAAGTTTCTCTTTGTTTATTTATTTTAATTTTTTCGTCAGAGAATACTACCTCTGATAGTTCTTCAATCGCTAATTTTCTTTTTTTCATGCTTGAAAATTATTTTTTGATGCCACTTATCCAAGTGCCGTTAAATTGTCCACCTTCCCATATTCCATTCTCCCACGTTCCGTAAAATTCACCTTTTGTGAATATTCCGTAGTGCCAATTGCCTGATAGAAAGTTTCCATCATGCCATATTAAAGTATTATTTTTTATTTCAATTATTGCATCACTAATTGTAGAGTCAATTAACCAATAGAATTTTTCAGATTCTAATATTTCTAAAATTTCTTTTGGGTGAGTGAAGACTTTATTATTGAATTTTAACTCTTTTGGTGCTGTTGCAAATGATTTGCCTAAATTCATAATTAATAAATTATTTGTTAAAATATATATTCTTACTTTTTTATCAAATATTCACTAAAACATGGATTTTTTAAGATTTTGATAAGAATGTCAATTTTTTTTTTTTATCAAATATTTGTAATAAAAAAAACCACTCAATTTGAGTGGTTTTTTAAGATTTTGATAAATCATCAAGAAACTTTTTTTCATTTATTGTTAATGAGTTCATTCCTAACTTAAGAATCTTATCAAGAATCGCGTCTGTCTCAAGAACTTCATTTACATTAGAAACTTTTTTGTTTGATTCTTTTTTAACTTCTGCAAAAACTTTAGTATTCTTTTTAGTTTTAAAATCAGTTGGTTGAATCTTCAAAAGTTTATCTTTTTCTTTTTGAGAAAGGTGAGAATAGTTAATATTCAAGTAAAGGCCTTTGTAAAGAGGTTTGTGAAATTTTTCACGCAAATCTTCTTTTTTCACACTACCTATAACGTAAGGTTTGTCTTTTTCCCAGTATAATCGAGTAGAACCAGAGTCTTTGAAATCTTTCAAAATACCAGGTTGTAGATTAAGTTGTTCGCAGATAACATCAAGTTGTTGATTGTTATATTTTTTGATTTCAATACAGATAATATTTGACCAGTTCATCGTAGTGTTTTTTATTTATTTATACAAATATACAAAATTTTTATAGAAAACCAAAGAATTTTTAGATTTTAATTTTTATTGTTTCTCTATTCATTTACAAATATACAAAATTCGGGATAAAGAAAATAATATATACAAAAAAATTAAATCATTTTAATGAGACATTTACACTCAAGAGATAATTACCTTAAAAATATTAATGAAAGAAAAAGAATTCAACAAGATAAAATGTTGGAAGATCTAACAACTAAATTAATTTTAGAAGAAAATGCTCCTGGTTCTGGAGCTTTTGGTAACAACGTAAAATGGGGAGACTCACTTTTAGGTAGATTCATAAACTTTGTTATTCGTAAGATTGGTGTAGGTGTTGATATGGGTAGAATATCTTTGGTCTCTAAGCAAATGAAATCTCAATTTGAAAGATTAGTGAGTGAATCAGCTATTAGAACACTTTCTAAAGAAGATCAAGAAGATATTTCAAAAGTTCAAATATCTTCTATTTTAGGAGTTCTTAAAAAAGCTGTAGATGATGGAGAAAAAGTTGGTAAACTTAAAGACATCACACAAAGCACTATTGATAATTTAGAAGATTTAGAAGTTAGTGAGAAATCAGAAGAGTCAAAAAAAGTAATAATCGCTGCTTTAGAGGAATTTTTAAAGTTCTTAGAAAAGTATAAAGATTCTGATGGTAAAGGTGGTCCTTTATCTGAAGATGCTGATAAAACTGAAGATGATGATGAAAAAGAAAGTGAAGAAGGAAAACCAGGTGATAAAATATCAATCAAAACAGGATACCCTACAATGATTAAGAACTTGAAAGCTCTTTCTTTGGTTTTGGCTAATTATAAGAAATTTAAACCTAAGGCTATTGTGTCATCACCTGAAGATTATTTTCACATTACAAAAGGTGGTGAAACTATTGAGGGAATTCAAAAAGATGTCAAAATTAATAAGAATAAATTGGCAATTGAGCAAATTTGGTCTGCAAATGCAAAAACTTTAGAACCTTATACTATAAAGGCTGATAAATCCAAAATGGACAAAAACAAATTACAATTAGGTAAAGATATAAAAATCAAATTGTCTTTAGTTAAAGAAAGTTTCATATTTGAGGAAGGTCCAATTCAAACTACTATGGTTGGTGATAAATCAGGTATCGGTGCTGGTGGTGGTAAAGATAGAAATGTCGGAACTGGAAAAGAAGATCATTTAACGCAAGCTTATACTAAATTAAAGAAAGCATGTGAGGTATTGGAAAATCCTAAAGATAAAGGCATCGGTGTTACATTCGACTTCTTAAAAGCTATTACTGATAAATCAGTTGACGAAGAAAGTAAAGTTGCTATAAAATCCTTATATAAAGAGATACTGAGATATTTAATTGGTGATAAAAAAGCTACTTTAAATGCGCCGGCTGACAGTTTGTTTGTTGAATCTGTGGATACTATCAAAGATAAAAATAAAAAAATCATTGTAGCTGAGAAAATAGCTAGATTTACAATGAGAGCTATTCAATTTGATGGTCAAAATCTTTATGCTGGATTGGGTGATTTAGGTAAACCACTTCAACAGTTTGTTGATTCAATGAAAGAATTGAAAAAAATTGATCCGGAAGAGTTAAAAGAAGTTGTGAAAAAACAAGAATCTAAATTATTAAAATATAATTCTTATTTAACTTTAATTAGAGAAGCGGAAGGAGATGAAGCTCAGGATGAGAATAAAGAAGACAAGTCCGCTGAAATTTCAAAAGAGATTAAAGAATACTTTGATGAAAACTTAGACTTTGATGCTTTCTTACTTTCTGAAGAAGAAGTAAAAGTAGTTGAAGAGAAAGTAGAAGATGCTTCTAAAAAACAAGGTAAATCTATCGTCATTAACGGAATGAATCCAATAATTGAGATTGTTAGACTTTTCAACAGAGCTTATAAACTACATACAACAGATGTTATTCCAGGAGCTAGAACTGACGGTGCTGTTGATAGATTAACTTATAATGAATATACTACATTTGGTAGTTCTTCTGGTGCACCATCGGCTACTGAACACGGTCCATATAGACATAAAAAGACATTCAATATTTGGGAAGATGCTGTAATGGATATATTTGCTGATACAAGATTCTCTCCTATTTTTGCAAAAGAAACTGTTTTAGATGATGGTGCTGGAAATGTTAGAGAAGGAGCAGGTGTTGCTTTAAGACAACTAATGACTGATCTATTAGATGGTGATAATCTTTATAAATCAAGTGGAGGTGGTGATTCCGCTGGTGCTCAAAAGAAGGCTATCGAAAAGTACTTCGGTGAGACCGGAACAGATTTCTTTGATAAAAACTCAGACGTTCAGTTGGGTATGGTTGATAAGAAAACAGGGAAAAATGATATAGAAATCAATAATGAAACTGCTGATGCTATAACTGTTTCTAACTTACAATTTACAAAATCAAGTTCTGTTACATCTGATGAAGTTTTAAAAGAAAGTAAGTTTAGATTTACCACTCTTCAAGTAAATGGTAAGGATTCCGAAGGAAAAATTGTTCGTTGGTATCTTTTTGTTAATGAAATGGCAAATGATAAATATTATGTTATGATGTCTAAAACAATGGCTTGGTTTAGAAACCTTATACAAAGTGAGTATCCATCTACTGAAATAGGTAAAGGTGATTCTGATGTTGCTCCTGAAATGAGAGATAGATTAGGTAGTGGTCCATATCCTATTATTCACACAGTTATGACTAAGAAAGCTTTGGAAAGTATTGCAAATAATAGATCTAAATCAATTGAAGTGAAAGGTTTGGTAAAAGAACAGGATAAACCTAAAACAATTACAGAAAACATAACAATTACAAATGTTAACTGGTTATCTCTTAAAAAAATGGAAGATAATAAAGTTAAAGGTCTAAACATATTAAAGTTAGAATCTAAGGATAATGTTGCTAATTCTTTAAAATCTATAAAACCAGCATTCATTAATTACAGAGAGGTTGTTGATAAAAAATATAACGAGGGTAAATTTACCCCAGAGGTGATTTCAAAATGAGATATCTAAGAAAATATGATTTTTTTAAAGAAGCTTTAGCTATATCAACAACCGATAGACCAGATGAGAAATTGGCAAAACAAAGTGCTAATGACATTGAAGCTGACTTAAAGGAATATAATGCAAAGAAGACTCAAATTGACCAACTATACAATTCTACAAAGAATAATTTAGAAATAGAACAAAAGTTAAAAACAGTGCTTCCTGAGAAAGAGAATAAAAATCAGTTTTTAGTCGATTGGTTGAGAATTTGTAGAATTCAAAATGAGATAGAAACTGCTAATAGTGATAGAGTTTTGGCACAGGCTAACAAATCAACTCTTACTGGTGAAAAGGATTTGAAAGAACTTACTGATAAAATTTCAAACTTCGATAAAATTTTAGCAGAAAAGTCTAAAGAGTTACAAAAATTAATGGTGGATCATAAAAAACTTATTGATGAAGCCACAAAAGAGTTGAAAAAAGATACTCAAGAAATTCAAAGTAAAAAGTAAAAAAAGAAAAAAACCTGTTTTTTCTTTTTTATATATACTATAAAATTAAAAAAAATATAAACAATATGGCAATTCAAATTGGAAAATACAAGAGACCAGGAATCTTCTTAGAAGAATTTGACAAGTCTGTAATCACAAGCCCAGTAGTTGAAGGTATTACAAACCTTGTTATTGGTGTTTCAAGAAAAGGGCCTGTTAATACGCCGATTAGAATAACTACAACTTCTGAGTTGGAGTCTATTTTCGGACAATTAGATAGAGGATTAGAAAGAAAGGGTTCATTCTTTCATAGAACAGTTTCTAAAATGGTGGAAACTGCTCCAGTTTTCGCTATGAACCTTTTAGTAACTGATGATACATTAGATGTTATTGAGTATCAATCTTTATCATCTTCTGCAGCTTCAAGTAATGATATTGAAAGAGAGGGTCCTTATAGAAGATTCTTTGATACAACAGGTTTCTGGAAAAGAGACACTGATTCTTTTATTAACCTTACTAAAAATACATCAGGTTACTCTGAGAGAGCATTTAATATTACTAACCTTTCGGATAGATATGTTTCTGTTTTCATCTTTAAATCTACTTTAACTGGTTTTGATAGAACGTTACTTGAATGGTATGGTTCTATTGAGAAATTGCCGTCATATGTAAACGCTTTAGATTATGCTTCTGATTATCTTGTTGATGTTGTTATTATCGCAGGTGATTGGTCTAATTATCAAGAGTTGGCAGTTGATCCAAGATGGAGTAATTACTTTAGTGCATCTGGTCTTAGAAAAGCTCAAGTTAGAAACTTCGCGGATGATAGAAATATTACAACATTAGCATACTACGAAGGATTGTCATTGATTCCATATTTTAGAGATCTTAATGGTAGAAATATCTTTATCGAAACTACTATTAACAGAGATACTGATAGAACAGGTGTGTTCTGTGCATTTAACAATGATGTAGTTGAAACTGATTACTACAATGGTGTATTAGACTTATTGGGTAATACAATTGCTGATGGTGGTGAAAATGAAATTAATTTCTTATCATATAAAGAAACAATCACTGAAGATGTTCAGATTGTTTCAACTCCACTTGACTTACCGGGTAACGTAACTGCAATGTTAGGTGATTTAGGTCCATCATATGGTTCTTATTCATACGTGTCTCAACCAGCTCACGCTTATGGATTTGATTTAAACCCTGCTAATGAATTTGCTGAAACTTTATTAACAACTGGTTTGGTTGAGAATCCTGAAAGAACAGCTTGGTTTGGTGAAGGTTCTGTTTATAACGTGGATTTAGTTTCATCTACACCTGCTATCGTTACAGCTACAACATCTATTAGTGTGACATACGGAGCTGGTCCAGGTGCCTTTGGTGTGATTGGTGATACTCTTATTCCTATCGCTGCAACCGCTACTTTGGTTATGAACGCTGGTGACTATCCATTTAGCACTACATTAGCTACTTACTCATCTGCTTTCATTCTTGATACTACTGGTGAGATTCAAGTGGTTAGTAGTTTATCTGTTGGTGTTAATCCAGCTGTTGGTGCTACTGATATAGTTTTAGGTTACATTGACTTAGGAGTTGCTTCTCAGTCTTTTGTTTCTCCTTCATCTTTCTCAGTTGAAGATGTAACTGTTGGAACTTCTGAGTATATTGACTATGATTTTGGAACTTACTCAACTAGTGACTACTACATTTCTGAAGTTACTGCCGGATCCGGTGTAATCAAAATTGAATTCCCCGGAACAAATGATACACCATCTGTTACAAATTACAAACAATGGAGAAAATTCAAAATGTTTAACAGATTAGTTAATCTAATTGATGGTCCTAATAAAAATAGAATGTCATTGGTATTAAATCCAGTTACATATGAAAAATATAGTTTTGAAAATATTACAATTTCAAATATTGTTCAAAGTTCTCTTCTAAATAAATCATTTAACTTAACTACTGGTTTGACAACGGCTCAGTTATCTGATATCTTAAATGGTTATTTAGTAATCTACACTGAAGATAATGAGTTTATCTTAGGAAGTGAAGGTGTTCAGACTAAATCAGATATGGCTGATATCAATAATAACAGTGATTCTATTGGTGTTGTTGGTAAATACTCAACATTCTACACTAAAAACTACGATGGTCAAATTAATACAAAAGATTACTTCTTTAGTAACCGATTATTCTTAGACGCATCTGGAGC